TTTTTTAATTGTTATTATTCGTCTATTTCTACCTCATATTCCCAATCCATGGCATCATCTTCCCTTATGTTGTCTATTAGCCATCCAAAGACTTCTTCATACTCATCAGAGTTGCCAAGTCCAATAGTAATTCCATATTTTGCCATTTTATCTAATTGCTCAAAAACCTTATCGGGGACTTCTACATCCCCAAGCCCTACCGTGTAGGTTACTGTTACGTTTAAATCTTTAATAATTTTCATTTTTTATCTGTTTAAAAATTATCTTGCTACTTTTACTCTATATAGCTCGTTGGTCTCTATCGGTTCCCATCGTTTGTTCTCCTCATTATACCACATCAGCACTCTGTCCTGATCGTATCTAAGGTAAGGAGATTCCCACTTGTTCTCTCGTATCCATTCGTAGATGGTTAGTACCACGATCGGTACACTTGTCCTATAGCCGGAGTGGTACTGGTGTATCATCATCCGCTCTTGTGCTGTCAAGGCTTGCAAAAAGTTGTCAAGCCTCAGTACTTCCATATATAGTTGGTTCATTGTACTATTGTTATCTGTTTTATTGTTCACATACTCGTTCACTTGACTTGCTTATGACTTGTAACAGTTTCTTGGGGTATATATGATTAATATTCTCCGCCGCAAGTCCTATCATTAGTTCTATATCCTCTCGGTCAAATACACCCTCCCTGAGTGCCTTGCCGTAATATCTCTCTATATCACGCTCCACATACACCTCCCACTGCCGATCAAACCAATTCAGCAGATGGTCATTTAGCTTTAGGGCTAATACATCTTTTGAGATTTGCTTTGTTTGGTTCACAATATCGCACCAATCCTCGAAGTATAGCCATTGTAAGTGCTCATACCCTAAAGGCTTATAGTCCAAGTAGTATAGCAGACAGTCCCTGAATTCTTTTTGCTTTTCTATAGTTCCCATTTGTTTACTTTTTATATTCGCTTTGTGTTGGTCTACATCTATTCGTTCGGCTCGCAACCGTGGTATAGCTCTGCTTTCTCCTTGTCTATGGTAAGCACCCCGCCAGGACAACGCCCTGATACATTACATGCCAAGCCTTCCACTTGTATAATCACCTCTGCGAGCTTTTTACAAAGCCTTGCCACGGCTATATCGGGCTCTCCCTTTTCCTCGTGAGCGAGGAAGATAAAGAGTACATTGCGATAATTTTTTCCCCATTCCCTAAGTTTAGGGGCTGTTAGCTCGTCTTTATAAACTGTGGTATTGTCTATAATCACTACTTTTGGAGCGCGTTGCTTACCTAATGCTTTCTCTATCTCAGTAAGCTCTGTATAGGGTACTATCTTTAACTTGCGGTTGCTGGGGTCAAGCCCACTACGGATATATGCTTCTTGGAAGGACTTACTAATGCCCTGCTCGGCACTTACATACATCACCTGTTCAAACTTGCTTAAGTATTCCGCTAACATTAATGAAAACCACGTTTTCCCTTGCTTCTCTCGCCCATAGATAATCCAAAATCCACCTACTTCGGGATTGCCAAGAGCTTTCTCCCATACTCCCTCAAAAGGGAAGGTTTTATAGGTTTTTTCAAGTAGTTGCTTTCCGTATATACCTTTTATTCTTGCCATTAGCTTAACTTAATTAAATTCTCCAAATACCTAAGTCTCTTCCAATCCGAAGGGGTTACATCCTTTGTGTTAAGGTCATTCGGATTCATACACTTACGCACAAGTTTGTCCACATCCTCCTTTTGCTTGGCATTTACCGATGCTACATCGCCCAATAATTGGATGTAAAACTCCCTACGATCATCCGTTCCTTGGGGTACAATTGAAGTGATGTCAAAGAAGCGGTCGAATATCTCGGCATAACCTACTTTTTTATGGGCAATACCACTCTCTATCTTTGCCCTTAGTCCATCAGCTCCCATCATATACCAAGCACATTCCCCTTGGGTGGCGTTCCATAGCTCTTTGAGTTCGAGGAAAGCGTTGTAGTCCAAATCTCCTGCCTCGTCAAGTACAATAAGAGGTTGTTCTAAGTAGATAAGACACATCTTGATACTTGCCTTTACATCTACATACTTACCTGTATTATCCACCCCTATAGTCTTAGCAAGCAATCGGATAAACTGCTGTTTGGTCTTCGCTTGGGAGCAATCTACATAGAAAGCATTCTTGAGCTTACGAACAATGTGTCGGGAGCAAAAAGTCTTACCAATACCACAATCATCTACCAAGATCATTGATTTGCTGTACTCCTTGCAGTAGAGTAGGTTGTCTTCTATTTCAGTATATACCGCTGTACGAGCTACTTTCCAAGCGTTATCCCTTACCTGTACACCCAGCTGATGGGCAATTACCAACCATTGGGTGTCACTAATGAGTTTCTCCACTTCTCCTTTTTTAAGGCGGGAGAGGATAGCCCCCTTGAGGTTTAGGCGTTTGGCATAGTCGGCATCGGATCCTCCATAGTTCTCACGGTCGGAAAGAATTGCTTCCCTTACCTTATTTTTAAAGTCTATTGATAATTTCATATAGCATATTTTTTTCTCCAATTTTTAGTATATTCTGTCCCTGTACTGGGGTTGTAGAGGATTTGTTTGTCGTCTTCCTCCATAGTATCGTAGTCGTCCAATATTTCTACTTCCTCTGCTTCGCACGCCTCGAATCGCTTGAGATTATTAATTACAAAAGAGCGTTTTGGCTTCGGTGTCTTGTCTATCACTCCTATAGGAGTAATCTCTTTGCTTTGGTGCTGTACATAGCGTACAATGGTCATTGTATAAGCATTTTGCAGCGCCTTGATAAGGGTGTCTTCTTCGGTTTGCTCGGCTTGAGCACGTTGAAAGCGTGGCATTGGTTGCACCTCACATACATAGCGGTTACCACAGTAAGCAATTGCCTTTATAAGTTCCCCGTCATTGCCGTCCAACCAATATACCTCTATATCCTTACCTTCTATCTGTTTCATTTTCTCAACAAGTGGGTCGCCTGTAAGTATCTTCCCCGCTTCGGCTATTGCCATTTTCTGTCTGTTTAAGCTGATATAGCCTTGTTTGCAACTGGTCTTAACTGAGTAACCAATATAGGGCAATATAGCGCGGTAGTTCGTCTCTGGCAGGTTTTCCAATTGGTTATTGAGAAAATATTCCCAACGGCTTACACTCGGATCCTCATCGTGAGGTTCGTTGTTCCAATCCTCTATATCAGCAAGGCGTGCCTGCACGAGTTCATTATAAGGGATAATCTTGGTAGCACCTTTGCCCGCTTGGTTGGCTTCGTTCTTAGCAAAGGGGCGAGGGATCCATCCGTCGGCATATTTTTCTTTGTTGTTACGCATCTTGCCAAACATACGTTCTATATACTTCCCCTTAGCGTTATTGGCTTCCACTCTTACCTTTTGGAACATATACCCCTCTCTAAGGAAGGTGTCGCTAAAGCTGCTATTAAGGGAGCTTTCGCACTCCAACTCATATGGGAGTTTTAGCCCCCATTGGTGATAGTTCCTCACTAATTGTCTGTAGAACTCAAGGATAATCCCTTCTTTGCTCTTTCCATAGACAAAGGCTGTCATACAGCGGCTGGCAATATCCACCCCAATATAGAACCATACCCTTTTCCCTTTTTCATACCAAAAGGGAGGTTGTCTGTCGTCAATGGAGAGGATAGACCCTGCTTTGGTGGGTAACTCCGTTTGTGCATAGGGGATAAATTGCCCCATAAAGGCTTGTCGGTTTCCACTTCTGAGATTGTAGGAGATGATTTTCTGTTCCCAACTCATCAGATAGGCTTTGATAGTACTTTCGCTCAAGGCAGGGAATCCAGTAGGTTCATATAGTTCTCCTGTTTCCTTGTTGAATACTTCTATATAGCCAGCCAAAAAGGCATCATATTGCCGAGATATATCAGTAGGAGTAGGCTTGTGGGTTTGTCCTACGAATAAGCCTTGTAGTACCTCTATGACACGCTCATCTACCTTTCGGGCGTTCTGCTTACCCTTTCCATAAGGGTCCTTGATAACGGAGAGGAGTCCATCGGTTTTAAAGGCGTTTAAAGTATTTTTAAAATGCCTTAAACTCTCAGGCAGGCTATGCTTACGACTTGGGGGCAAGGTCTCGTTAAAGCTCACTGCATCGGTAAGTAGGCTCTGAGCAAGTCCCTTGGTAGCACTCTTTTTATGCAATGCCTTGCGAATATTGAGTCGTTCCTGCTCAAGGATAACCAAGGCTTGCAGGGTAGTAGCATTGATGATGTAGCGGTCTATCTCTTCATCGGTAAGGTGCTTGTCCCCACGTTTCCATTCACTATAGAAGCGTATCGTTTCGTCTTTTACTTGGTAATATCGCTCTAACAGATGACCTGCTTTTCGTGGATCACCCAGTGCCTCTTGTATCTCCTTGGGGAGGGTGTCATAGTCTATCAGTAGCCTACGCCCATTCCCACCCGATTGGAGTTTCCTAACACCATAAGGCTTACCTTCACTGCGAGAGATAGCACTCTGTAAGGACTTGAGCACATTCCAATACTTAGGAACCAACTCTTCCACCTCCACTGCAACTTTATTATGTAACCATAAATAGGGCATAATCTTTTCTTTTTTGCTCCCTAATGCAGGTGCGACCTGCTACGTTACCGCTTCGGCTCTTAGCCTATTAGGGATTTCTAACTAATTCAACCAAGTTCGTGACTGCGACTCTCCTATATATACATCCCAACTACGTCTTGGCTCATGCTCGCTATTGCAGAACCAATCCAATGTTTCCTCATTATCAAAAGTTACCTCAAGAGTACGTCTTAACTTTCTAAGCCATTTTTGCAATTGATCCCATTCAATAGGACTGGTAAGGTCTATATAGCGAATATCAATATTTACGTCCTTGCCAATTCCTTTTTCGCTTATCTTTACATCAGCGGAAAAGCGTACACCGTTGTTTTTCTTTGTTTCCATTATCTTCTGTATTTTACAGCTCTGTTATACAATATTTTTTCTCGTTTGACCACGATTCCTAAGAAAGTGGTGATAATTTCCCTGCCTATCACATCCAAGTGACTGTTGAGCAGAAGTACTGTTTTTCTTTTCATATCAAAATTATTTTTTAATCGTTAGTTATTTGCCTGCAGGTGCTACCTGCCCTTCTACTTCCGCAATCACTTCAAAGAGTGTTACCTGATGTACTTGCGGCAAGCCCTTCACTTCTTTTAGCGCCTGCATTCCTTGCCTTATGGTTAGCAGTTGCTCTGCGAACGCCCTATTGATGTACCACTTCCCTGTGCTTGACTTGTAGAAATGTTGAGGGTGCTTGCGAATGCGAGCGTGATACTGCCCACTGGTTACCGAGTAGTTATGTAGTAGCAACCACTCCACGTATGGCAGGGCTTCCATCCCATACACATTAAGAGACTTGGGCATTTTGATTTGTGTCAAGGCTTCCAACTCTGCCCACCTACGATTGACCTTAATACGCAATTCGGTGTTATACCCAGTCAGAAGGTCAAACGTCTGCATTTTGGTCAATTCAAAATAAGGGTCATTTCTCTTAGCCCCATTAGGTAACTCGGTGATTTTGAACATCAACGCAATTTTGGGTAGATGTAAATTTACATATCCTTTATTGAGGATTCGAATGTCACGCATTACATCTGCGTGCCGTTTTCCAGTTAGCTTTGCAATCTCAAAGCTGGACATCGTTTGTTCAATAATGTTAATTAATTCGTTCATAATCAATTTTTTAAAACGTTATTAATTTCTTTTTCATACTGCTTATACTCTTTACAAACAGTATCAGCTGTTTCGCTGTTTCGGGTTTTGTTCAGGCACTGCCTTATATAAGTTTTTGACAGTCCAAACTTTACTGATAATTTTTCCACCACTAATGGGTTGAATTTTCGAGGAATTTTTATACCTTTGTCCATTCGCAATTTAGTTTCGTTTAGCGGTGCAAAGGTATTGATTTTTTTCAATACTACAAAATAAATTAATGACTTTTTTCAATATAAAGATATGAATATTATAGAAAGATTAGAGAAGTATATGGATTTCAAGCAGTTAAATCCAAATAAAGTTACAGTAGAAGCAGGGCTTTCTGTAGGTTTGTTGAGCAAATCTAAGAAAAAAAACGGAGGACTTAACTCTGATACTATTGAAAAAATTCTATATACATATACAGATTTAAGCCCAGAATGGTTTCTTACAGGTCGTGGAGAAATGCTGAAGGGAGAGCATGAAAATCAAGAGCCAGAAGTGACAATTATCAAAGGAAACCGTAAAACTCGTGATTCTATTGTTGAAATTCAAGAAATTCCTTTATATGATTATGAGGCAACGGCAGGATTATCGGGCTTCTTTAATGGGGATAAATCACAAAATTTGCTTGATACAATAAGGATACCAAACGCTCCTGTTTGTGACGGAGCAATCTTTGTTACTGGAGATAGTATGTATCCTCTTTTAAAATCGGGGGATATTATTCTATATAAAGAGATACCTCTTAATATGGATCATATTTTCTTTGGTGAAATGTATATATTAGGTTTTTCCTTAGATGGAGATGAGGAAAATGTTGTTGTTAAATATGTGAAAAAGAGCGAAAAAGGAAGTAAGTATATCCAATTAGTAAGCCAAAACCCCCACCACGCTCCTAAAGATATACCTTTTAAATCAGTTAGAGCAATGGCTATAGTAAAGGTAAATATTAGGATGAATACAATGTATTAGTCTCAAATTATTTACTCTTTTGCCGGGTGGTAACAAATATTGAGGGAGAAACACCTTATTTTTAATATAAAAACCATATTTTATATTGTAAATCAACAAGTTAAGCATTATATTCATTTGCAAAATACCCCCAACTCACGCCCTAACCTTATCATTTTAACTAAAAAGGGGCTTTTTACCCCCTAAACTCGTGCTTAAAAATATACGCTTTTGCATACCCAACTGCATACCCAACTGCATACCCAACTTTTTAGGGAGGGTATTTCGGGGGTACTTCTCTCCCTCATTTTCGGGGTGCTTTATAGGGCTTTTCAATGGACTTTAAAGGCTGTTTTCAGGGCATAAAAAAAGCCCTCAAAGGGGCTATTTTAGTGGGTTTGGGAGGTTTTAGGGTATATTCCTAAAGGCAAATTACGGTATACCTATTTTTAGCCTTAAAAATACCCCTTTTCCATTACGCCATATATACGGTAAATTACGGTATTTTGTACATTTCGTTTTGTCCGCTTT